TTAAAGCCACTATTGACGGCACAGAGATGTTCGTACCACTAAACCCAGCCAACCGTCACTACGCAGAAATCCTGAAGCAAGTGGACGCTGGCGAACTGACCATTGCGGATGCTGACTAAGATGGAGATGCAGTCCTTGATTGATATGCTTATCGGATTAGTCGTAGCTGCTGGTGCTTGGTGGGCTAACGGCATGACCAAAGAACAGAAGCGTGTAGAGATACTGCTGAACAAGACACGTGAAGAATACGCTACTCGCACAGAAATGCGTGATGATATGCGCCGTGTAATGGAAGCACTGCATCGTGTAGAAGATAAGCTGGATAAAGTATTAAGTAGGGAGTCACTGTAAATGGCTATGTTTAAAGCATTTAAGCCAGCCGCAATGAATAAGATTGCACAGGCTATGGGCTATCAAGGTGATATGAACCAGTTTCAACAGTTCATTGAGGGAGACCCACAACGTCAACAACAGATGAATATGTACACCAATGCTGCACAGACTATGGCTAAAGGTGGTTATGCACGTAAGAAGTTTGCAGTTGGTGGTACAACGACTAACCCTGCTGGCACACAAGCTGCTACACCTACGGTGACTGGTCCTAGCTATAACACTACTCCTAATCCGTATGTGCAAACTGATCCTACTCCTAATGCAATACGTACAGCAGTAATGCCACAAGCAGGTAACATCTTTGCTTATCAGCCTGATGGTACACGTGTAGAGGTTCCTACTAATTATAACTTTGGTCCTACAACAACACCAAAGAACATCGGTGAGTTCTCTGTAGAACAGATGTATACCCCCGGTGTACCTGTAGGCGGTACTACAATCGCTGCACAGACACAGTATGACCCTTCACAAGACCTTGCAGCAGGTACAGGCGCACTGACAGGTACAGTGGCTACACCTACAGCTATGGCAATGACATCACAGGCACAGCAGCCTACTGCGTCACAAGCTAATATAATGCAGGCTACACAAGCAGCACCTGCTGTAGACGCAGCAATGCAAGCCACTCAAGCTGCACAAGCTAATCCTCAAGACCCTCGTGCGCAGATTACTGCTGCCCAACAGACAACATCTTCTGTAGGCAACCTAGCTGCTGCACAGGGCAACGCTATTCTAATCAACAGTCCAGTACAGCGTAGCCTACAGGCTGGTGAACTTATCAGTGGCACAGGAGTAGATGCTACACGTGCTGCTGCTTTGGCTGCACAGACAGATGCTGCTGCTGCACAGGCTAACCCTAGTCAACAGGCAATGGTACAGGATCAGTTATCTGGTCTAATGAACCAGTTTGTAGGCGGTGCTACACCAGCATGGGCAGCAGGTGCTATTCGTACTGCTAATGCTACTATGGCTGCACGTGGTCTTAGTGCTTCATCTATTGCTGGTCAGGCCGTTGTACAGGCTGCTATGGAGTCTGCAATGCCTATCGCAATGGCAGATGCACAGACAATAGCTAAGTTTGAATCGCAGAACTTATCTAACAGACAGCAATCAGCGATGCTTGCTGCTGAACAACGTGCTAAGTTTATGGGTCAAGAGTTTGACCAGTCATTCCAGCAGAAAGTAATGAACGCTAGTAAGATTAGTGACATTGCTAATCAGAACTTTACAGCAGAACAGCAAGTACAGCTAGAGAATAGTCGTGCTGCTAATACAATGAACCTGAATAATCTATCTAACAATCAGGCTCTTGTAATGGCTGAAGCATCTGCACTAGCACAACTAGACTCACAAAACTTAAACAATCGTCAGGCTACTGCAGTACAGAATGCGCAGAACTTTCTGCAGGTTGATATGGCTAACCTATCTAATAAACAACAGACTGAGATATTTAAAGCACAACAGCGTACACAGTCACTGTTTACAGATCAAGCTGCTACCAATGCTGCTGCTCAGTTTAATGCATCTAGCCAGAATCAGGTTGATCAGTTCTTTGCTAGTCTTGGCGCACAAGTATCGCAGTTTAATGCCACTCAACAAAACGCACAAAGTCAGTTCAATGCTGGGCAGACTAACACAATCGCACGTTTCAATGCTGAACTAAATAATCAGCGTGACCAGTTTAACGCACAGAATCAAATGGTAATTGCGCAGGCTAACGCACAGTGGCGTAGGCAAATTGCTACTGCAGATACTGCATCCGTTAATCGTGCTAATGAACTTAACGCTAATGCTATCTTGGATATTAGCAAACAAGCGTACAATAATCTGTGGAATTTCTACGGTGATTCTATGGAATGGGCTTGGACATCTGCAGAAAATCAAATTGACAGAAACAATGCGTTGGCTATTGCCCAGTTAGATGCGTCAACACGTAGTCAAATTGCAGCAGAACAATCTTCTACTGCGGCAGGTAATGCTATCGGTAGTATGATTTCAACCTTTGCTGGTATGGCAATGTTCTGTTGGGTAGCACGTGAAGTATACGGCAATAATGATATGCGTTGGTTTATCTTCCGTACATGGTTAAAATATGAAGCACCTTCGTGGTTTAATAAATTGTACTTGACCCACGGAGAAAAATATGCTAAGTTTATCAGTAATAAACCATTACTTAAATGGTGTACTAAACAACTTATGGACTTAGTTGTAGAACGTAAGAGGGATAAGCTTAATGTCAAGACCATATAATCCTGTCGTTTCATCTTACATCAATATGAAGATAGATGAAGAGGCTCCTGTAAAAAACAAGGCAGCATCTACTGGCTTGCTTTCGCCAAAGACTAGCCGAAACTTTAGTACTGATGAAGATCTTTCTCAGCCAGTAACTCGTGTTAAAAAACACTTGCAAGCTATACGTGAACGTAGGACAAATGTAAATGGCTCTTGATATCACCCCTAATTTTGATGCTCCTATACCCGGAATGTCCTTAACTGCTGAGTTGGGGTCACGTCCTTGGCAATCAGCACCTATGTATTCTACAGTTGATGAAGCTATTCAATACTATATGGATAGAATGACATCTGAAGATTTTATGGATCAACTTATAGATGTACTTGATATGGGTGTATCTGCAGTTGATGCTGCCAATGCTATTCAACTATCCAGTGTTATGGAAGGACTGCACAGTGTAGATGTAGGAGTCCTCGTGTCTCCTGTTATTGTAGAGATGATTATGTTTATTGCTGAAAGTGCAGACGTAGATTACGTAACCGGCCTTGATAATCCTAATAAAGATAAGATTAGCAATGCTAAGATGGCTAAAGTTATAGCAGAACTAGAACAAGAATTACAAGAAAAAGACACGGAAGAAAAACCGGATGACATGGAAACTGAAGTAACATCGGAAGAAGTGCCTGTCATGGAAAATGAACCTATGGGCTTAATGGCACGGAGAAAATAATGGGATTTGGTGCAGGCTTAGTAACAGGATTAGCTAGTGGCTTCGATAAGATGATGCAGCTAGACATGAAACGTAACATGGATAGAATGTCACGTGCTGAAACCTATGCGCTTACTCGTAGGGAACAGAAGATTAGTGCTGCGGAAACAACCGGACGTAAATTGAAAGATAACCTACGTGAACTAGCAGCTATAACAGGCAGTCACAACAGAGCAGCTATGGCTGCTGAAGGTGTTGGCGGTACTAATGATGCTATTGAAACACTTATTAGTGACCTAAAAGAAAACCAGAAGAAACTAGGTAGTGGATTTAGTGTAGATAAGTTTATTGATTTTTCAGGTGAGGATACGCTGAAAGACCCAAGAACTCTTACTGATAACTTCAATAGATTTAAACCCGACTTTGACTTTACTACTAAAATTCCAGAAGGAATGGGTAAAGCTACTGGTATTATGGGTAAGTTTGGTATGCGCATAAAAGGTGACTTAGCTGCAGATGTTGATGAAACTATACCTGTAGATAGTGAGTATACAGCACCTCGTGATACTGCTGCAGTTCCTTCTGCAACTATTAAGTATGACGAAGGCTACGAGGCAAAAGAGTTTGCTCTTAAATTCGACAAGAACAAAGATGATAAGTTTAAAAGCACAGAAAACATACTAGCTTATGGTCAGCAATTGATGCTGGAAAATGAAGAAGGTTCTGTCGCTTATACACAAGGTAAAACTTATTATGAGATGGCGCAGAAAACACTAAGAGAAGCGAAGAGTAATGAGAATGCAGACAATGCGACAACACTCACACCAAAAACAGGTATAGCTATTCTTAACCAAGTAAAGAACTCAATGTACGATGCTGAGTTTACACAAAGCATTGGAGATAATCTAATGGCTAAGTTGTCCGGTACTGATTCGTATAAATCATACTTTGCTGCACAGCCATCTGTTATTGATGAAGTAGAAAAAACAACAAAGGCATATAAAAACGATGCCACCTTGCTGAACTTCTTGCGGGTAGAGCAACGTGCCTTTTCAACAAACACACAAACTTATCTAAGTAAATTTTCTAAACGTAATGTACCAGAAAATAAAGCTTATGAGTTTAATGATAAAGGTGAGATAGTTAATACTAATCCTGCAATTGAACCAGATGCCACAGTGAATGCACAAGGTGAGCCGCTGTTTAGTACTGGTGATATCGGCATGGTTAAGTACTATGATCCACAAACTAATGACTATGTAGGCGATGCACTAGCAGTATGGATGGGTACTAACTGGACTTACATGGAGTAAGTTGTAATGGTAAAGATACTCAACTACGCATCTCCTGAAATAGAAGAGCAGTATAAAGCACAAGAGGAAGAAGACAAACCTGTTGTTGATACTGCTGAAGATACCCCTGTAGAAGAACCGCAGCAACAGCAGCCTGCTGTTAAAGGGCCACGTATCCTGCGTAAAGCAGGCTCACCTACCGTGGCTACACTTTCCCCCTTAGATACATCAACAGCCCCTGATGCGCAACCTAGTGTGCCTACAGGACCATCTGTGCCTACAGGTGTAACTGCAGAAGATATTGTGGCTGAAGAAGAGAAGAAGAAAGCAGAAGAACTGGAAGCTATAGACCCTACTATAGACTACGAAGCTGCTGATGCTGAAACTGATCTGCCTACTCCTTCTGATATGGCACGTAAGCAGATGCAAAAACTTGGACTCGCTATACCAGATGTTAAGATAGACCTTAATACACGTGTTGGTAGAGCAAGAAAAGAGAATGCGGATACTGCTGAGACTATTGCAGGTGGCGCAGCAGAACAAGGTATGTCAGAGTATGAATTTATTCGTGACGTTGTTGTACCTAGTATGCCTGATAAAGTAGATGCCAATGGTGATGAAGACGAAAACGGTAGTCCTAGCTTGATGAAGAAGTTCATGTCTACTCCTGTGCTTGGTCCAGTATTTATGCAATCTCTTATCAAGGTAGGTGGTGCTATCAATGTAGGTACTGCAGCCTATAATGATTTAATAGACGGTGCAGTTACATCTCTTGCTGAAAACAATCCAGATACGTATGAAGATGTTAGTAAGTTTGTATTTGGCGGTAAAGTAGACAAAGATACCTTTGTTAAGAAGCTGATGCGTGAGTCAGAGAATACCTTGACTATGCTAGAAGGTGTACCCGCTTTGGGTACAGGTGCCAAGCTTGGCGGTGACTTTAAACAGGCAGCTAAACAAGTAGAAAAAGAAAGCCGTAGGCTAAACATACAAATGGCTAAAGCCATGACGCAAAGGCAAGCTGATGAAAAGGCTGCTTTGGCTAAAGATGTTGCTGCACAGAATAAGCAAATTACCACAGACTATATTAAAGAGTTTGAGCAGAAGATTGGCGCACGTAGTAAGTTAGATATCAATGATGTTATTGATGAGAAGAAACTTATCTCTACAGAAAAGAATGGTCAGCTTACTATTGATGATGCTAAAGCACGTGCTGTTGGTAAACAGAAACTAGAAGACATTGATGGTCAACCTATTAATTTACTTGACGCAGCTAGTGGTGAAGATAAAGTATCAGACTTCTTGGAGTTAGCTGGAGATACACTTACTATTAATGTTATACGTCCTGAGAAGCTGGATGCGTTTACTGCGGCGGCTGCAGACATCATTGCTAAAAAACCTGACTTATATAACCCAAAGAAACGCTTGGTAGATAATCTGTTTGAGATGTCTGTTAATCAAGAGGTTGTACAGACAGATGAACTGCTTGAGTTACTTAACAAGTATGACTTGTCTTATGAAGACTACGCAACAATGGTACTTGGTTCTGCCAGTGATGCAGGTAGAGTGTTGCAGAAATTTTCACAGTTGTCTAAGCGTATTAAACCTAAAGGCGAAATAGATAATATTCGTAATGCTGCGCTGCTAGATAACCAGAATGGTATTATGAAGTTTGTACGTAGAACAGAGAACATTCGCCGTGGATTACTTGTGTCACAGATTGCTACTGCTGCACGTAACTTATCATCAGCAGGTATTCGTGCGCCGTTAGAAGGTCTGCAGAATGTCATGGATACTGCTCTGTTTAACATGGGGCAGGATGGTATTGGTGCAGGTGCTAAATCTCTTATATCTAAGTCTAACTGGAATGATAGCTTTAAACATATGCGCTACATGACTAACCCTAAAAATATGAGTGAGGTAAAAGGATACACTGATTTCATTCTATCTCGTCCGGGTATGAGTCAGCAGTTTGACATGATGTACAACCAGATTAACGAAGTACGTAGAGCAACGGGTGCTGGTACAGGTGGTAAGCTGGATAAGACATTAACATTCATTGAAGATGGAGTAGATGTACTTAACACACCTAACCGTTGGCAGGAATATCTTGTAAGACGTGGTTCATTTTTAGCGGAACTAGAACGTCTATCAAAGAACGAGTATGGTATTGACCTAATTGAAACAATCAACGCTGGAAAATTAAATGACTTACTCAATGATGTGCCAGATATTATTGGGGATAAACGTCCCTTCAAGCAGCTTGTAGCTGATGCCACAGAAAAAGCTTTGGACATTACTTACGCCAAGCAGCCTGACACAGAGGTATTTAGAAACATTACATCGTTCATCACTAACAATGGTCTAACTGTTATTACACCATTCCCACGCTTTATGTTCAACAGCATGGAACTGTTTGGTAATTATGCTGGCGGTGCGGCTGCACCTCTATTACGTAAAGCAACTGGTATGTTTGTGAAAGATAAACGTGGGCCTCTTACCGCTAAAGAACGTAAACAGTTGTCCCGTAATATGATAGGTGTTGGTGCTATACTACCAGCAGCTATGATGTATCGTGGACAAGAAGATGCGCCAACAGATTACAAGATGCTGCGTACAGATGATGATACATTAATGGATACAACACCACAGTCTCCTATCTTACGACAGGCTTTGTGGATTGCTGAAGCTGCTAAACGATACGATGATGGTACATTATCTAACTGGTATGACCACAAGGATGCCAAAGAAACCTTCCTTGGTGTTAACGTGCGTACAGGTGCAGGTGATGCGGTCTTTAATGATATTGCAAAGATGATTGAAACTGCTGATGCGCAGAGTGGTGAGACTATCGGCAGTACCTTTGGTACTATCTTTGGCGAGTATGCTGCTACTTATCTTACGCCATTAAATCAGGTTATTGATGCGCAGCGTGGTACAGGTGAGCGTTCAGCAGAGTATAGGGATGTACGTGAAGAGCCTATGCTTGGAGAAACTGGTGTAGAAACTGCAGTAGAATCATTTAAACGTGAGTTTGCAGAGCCTTTTGCTAGACGTGGATACTCTACGTTGTTATCTCCAGAAGAAGATGAAAAGTTACCGCTTACTGAAACACTATTTCAAAAAGGTGAAACACGTGAACGTGTAATGCCATTACTTAAAGTGTTCACTGGTATTGGCCTATCAAAAGAGTCCAGTGAGGCTGGTAAGTTCCTTGAGAAGCTAGGCTTCCGTGATTACAAGATGCGTACTAAAACAATATCACCGGGCTTCCAACGCTATGAAACAAAGGTACTACGTGAATTATTACCTACTATGGTAGACGTAGTAACAAGCCCAGACTTCATGCGTATCTATCGCACTGAAGCACGTAAGCGTAGCGCAGAAGAGCGTGATAGAAAGTCTGATGATGCTTTTATTAAAGATGAACAGACAAGACGCATCACAGAAATACTAGCAGAATACAAAGCTGCCATTGATCCTGTTATAACTGGGTCTGAAGAGACTGGTATTGTAGACCCTAAGTCTGGCAACCCTATTGATGTAAGGTTGCAAGGTTATCTTGAAGCACAGCAGAAGCTACGTAGAATGAAGCCAGCAGAAAGACGTGCTGCAAGGAATGCATTGCCTAATATATTACAAGAGTTAGGCAGAGGTAGTGAAAAACCTAGCTTCGCTAATGAAGATCATATTAGAATGATGTTAGAGTACATCACAGAAACGAGACTATAAAAAGAGGGGGCTTAATTGCCCCCTTCTTCTTACTCCATCATTAGTGGTATCAGTGTTAAGTAAGACACAACTATAATTGCTGCTCCTATCATTAGCGGTTATCTCCGCTGCCACCTAGCATACCCCTAGCCTGTCTATCTGCAAGCTTCTCAATGTTATCTTCCATTACCTTGCCTAGATTAACGCCTAGTTCCTGTGCTAGTACAGCGATATACCAACACACATCACCTAACTCCTTCGTAATCTCTGCACGTTTAGCAGGGTTATCTCCATCACGTATTAGCTTCTTAGCCTTGTTAGCAATCTCACCTGCCTCACCTGCCAGTCCTAACGTCAAGTACGCTAGGGCTGTTTCTTTTGGGAAGATGGCTGTAGTACAGGCTCTGTTCTGATAGTCTGATGCGGTTATGCCACTCATTTGTTTCTCCTTCATCCACCGTTTAGCTTCTTGCTCTAGCTTGTTCATTCCGTTGTACCTTCTGTAGATTCACATGGTAAGCGTCATTCCATCCTCTATGCCACTCACGTGCTTGCATTGTGTTAGCATCAATGGGACAGTTTAGTTTGCCCCTCTTGAATGCTTCCTGACCCCACTCGTACTGTATTCTAAGTGGGGCATCGTACTTGCTCAATCCATTACGCCGCAATTGTATCTCCTTTGTTTAACTGGTTGAAGGGTAGCTTCTGTGTTGTTGCGTGGTAGTTCATTATCTTAATTGCTGTGACCTTATCAATCTTAAACCATTCGCCTAATCGTTCTTCTGCAAAATGTTCAAAGACCTTATGCATCTCAGCTTCTTTCTCGTGTCTATTCTCAGTGCTTAGTCTAGCGATTACCTTGTAATCACGAAATGGTGATGAGGTTTGGTAGCCTTTGCATCTATCATCAGAGTCAACTGCCTTGCCTACCTTAACCCAATCAGTGAAGGCTGGATTAACAATCACGTAAACCTCACCTTCTTTAGTGCTTTCAATCTGATCATGTGACCACACATCATCAAGTGATTTGTATCTACCTGCCTTCCACAAAGGATGTGAACGTGGTATGTACTTACCATTGACCCACATGCGTCTAGCATTCTTTGTTTGGTACTGTGAAAGACGTTCTCGTTTACCCTCAGTAGGAATGTACCACCATTCCCCATCCTCGTAAACTGTTTTTGCTGTAGTCAAAACACTTTTCTTTGTCATGTGTTTGTCTCCTTATCTGTTGTTACTATTTTTTGTATAAGGACTAGAGGATGATTAAGTCTCTTAACCATCACTCTAATATCCCAATATATTAACACAGTCATTACCCATAAGGCAAGCAGTAGTAATTGAATCCCATCCAAATCATTCTCCTTTATGCTGCTGCAATATCCACAATCTCACAAACACCCGCAGTACAGGCTAACTCACGTCCACCTGATGTAGTGTCTTCCTTCTCAAAGTCACTTAGCTTAGACCAGTCCACTGACTTGGGCATCTTCTTGACAGCTTCTTTGTACTGTGCCTCATCAATGTCCTGATAAGGTGCTTGCTGGTACGTGTGTTCGCTGAATGGTAGGAAGCTAATGCCACTAACCTCATCGAAATGTTCATACACCCAAGCACCTACGTCCATCCATTCTGCTTCCTTGACGCTGATTGTCACGGATGGTTTGTGTTCACACCAGTGACGCTGGTACACTAGCCACAAGTCAAGCTGTTCAATGGCAGTCATACCAGTACGTGTTACCGCACCTTTAGGTGACTTCATTGGGAAGCTAAACACGGTAGTGCTATCTGGCTTCATTACATCTGGCTCTGCAGGGATGCCCTGACTAACCAAGAACTGTGTCAGTGGGTCTTTGTTATCACCACGTACAGTACGGATGTAGTAAGGGTTATGCCTTGCATGAATGCCTGACGCTGTATCACATAGCTGTGACACTGTACCGCTAGGCTTGACACAAGTAATGGCGGCTGACTGTGGGATGTTAAGTCGTTTAGCCATAGTCTCATTAGCTATTACTGCAGTATCTTTCAGTACCTCAAGTAATACCTCAAGCTTATCCCCTGTTGTAGAAGTCAGGCTGTTGTCCATGATGCCTGTCAGCGATACACCAAGCAAGCGTTCTTCCTCTGTGTTCTTCTTCCAGATGTTACGTAGGTACTTGAAGCTGGTCAACGTAGACTGGAACGTACCAAGGATAGTAGCTAGGCGTACCTTCTCTTTCAGTGTTTCTATTGAATCGTTCTCACGTACCACTACCTCTGACAAGTTACAGAACTGGTATGGACGCAGGATGATCTCACTGCAAGGGTTACAACCAAAGTCGTGATCAGTTTCACGCCGACCATTCTTAGCTGCCTGTACTCGTGCTGACTTACGGTTGAAGATACCACGCTCACCTGACTTACTGTCGTACAAGGACAACCATTCACGCATGAATGTACCCATCTCAGGCTTCTCTTTGTAGGCTACAGAGTTATTAGCCAATGCACGTTGACCCTCATTCTCCCACCACATACCTGACTTAGCATGTGCCATCTGGTCATCGTTCAAGTTAGACAAGCTGATCAATGCACTACGGCGTACACCACCTACAACGACAACCTCACCAATCTTACACATGATGTCATGGCATTCAATTGGATAAAGTCTACGTCCTGCAGCACCCTTGAACTTCTGGATGACAAACTCAAACAACTCAACCAATGGCTGTGGGCCTGATGCCCTGCCACCAAATGTCTTGAGCCTTGCACCTGCAGGACGTACTTCGCTAACATCGAACTTAGGAATCTGTCCAGTGTACAACATAGCAATCAGTTCCTTCAGTGACTTAGCCCATCCGGGGCGGCTATCACCTACCTTGATTACTGTGTCTGTAGGATGGAAGTCTTCATTAACGACTGGCAACTTCTCAATGATGTGACGCTCAACAGAGAAGCCTACACCTGTACCGCACATAAGGATGTACATTGTCTCGTCAAACGCACGTGGGCTATCCACAGGTACATAAGAACAGTTGTATCCACCTACGTGACAGCGATCTAGTGCTGGGCCTGCTGTCATCATAGCCCTCATGCTAGGCATGATCTGCTGTGTAAATACGGCTTCCTCTAGTTCACCCCTTAGTGAATCAGAAAGCTTATAGCCGTGATTGCTAGACAAGTGACTAGCCATGTAATCAAAATATCTTGATACAGTTTCACTCCATGTTTCCCTTCGTTGTTCATCCTCTTTCCATCGTGCGTACCTAGATAGCGCAATGAAGTTCTGGTAGTCTGTTGGTAATTGGTTACTAATCATTTGTCGTTACTCCGTTATTGTTCTAATTGTTTTGATACTGGCACCATCTATATCATAGAAATATTCTTGTATGCCCTCTTCTAATTCCTCACCTACCTGTCCATCGGCTGGCACTGGATAGTCTTCTTCGTCAACATCAATGGTGATAAACATCTTAACTCGCATCTGCCATCACCTCTTCAATCAACTTATCCAGATACCATCTGGCTTTCTCTAAGTCTTCTACAGGCTTCTCTTTGTAATCGAAACGCCATAGGTATTTCATAATGTTACCTTGCAGATAATACTTGAACCCATCACCAGTAGCAGCAGAGATAGCATGAATACATTCGATGCCTGTCTGGTTGTAGTGGGGTGGGCTGTTGACCATATCAACATTACCCCAAGCTACTTTACCTGCTTGTTCTTTCTCTTCCATCATCTTTGCTTTCATAAATGCATCATGTCTCATGCTGTACCTCCTGTCTTTGTGTTGAAGTGTAAGTGTATTACATTACCATCATAGGTTTTCTCTACACCAGCTTCTTCCTCTAGTTCTACATCAATCTCCATCTCTGTGTCAAGTACTTCCATTACATATTCGTGTACAATATTACGTATTTCTTCTGACTCTTCCATGATAGGGATGGTAGCACACATCATCTTACAGAAGTGCATTAGCTGATAGTAGTCATCATCTTCTAGTGGGTTATCAGGTGAAGCAATAATAGATATGTCTACCTCACCTGACCAACCACCTTCATCATTTGGAAAAGGACGCACTCGTATCAGATAATCCTCGTTGTTAAGTTCTTCTTTAAGCTTGTCCATATCCATATGTTATCTCCTTTTCACTTTAGTTCCAGTGTATTTAATGAATGCTTCGTGTTTCTTCTTACCCTTCTCCTTCAGCCAATCCTCTGGAATGATGCGGTCGTAGTATCGAAAGCCTTGCTTGATACACCATTCAGCGTAGGTACTCTTGGCACCCTTACGCAGCTTACTATTACTATTAGTGAATACGAAACGAATGTCAAGTTTAGGATGCTGCTTCTTGATAGCTATGTGTTTACGTCTATCTGCTGCAGTAAACAATCCTTTCGTTTCGATAATGATGCCGTTGTCCAGCACAAAGTCTGGGGTGTAGGTGCGGTAGGCTAGGTCTTCCCATTCAATCTTAATACATTCGTAACCATAGTTGATGTTACGTTCTTTAAGATACTCTGAGACTTTAAGTTCTAGCCCACTGCGATACCCATACTTCTTAGCTGCAGCAAATCGCTTTGCGTTAGCCAATGACATCTCCAATGTAACTCACTGTAGGTGGATTCTTAGCTTGTGACTTGACTGCCGGACGTTCTGTTAGATCAGACCAACAATCAAAACGGTAAGAACAAAAGCGACACCCATCATTAAGTATCTTATTACCTGTCTCCTTACCTCTAAACTTCTCTGGTACTGGTTCAAAGCATCTTTCAAACTTGTTCTCCTCTACTGTAGCTACTGTCTTGTTGATCTTGTCTAACTCTTTGTCCATGTCTAGGTTATCGGCAGGGACATACTTGAATTGACCGTTGGCTTTGTTGACTACCCACCAACCGCCAGCACGTTTACCGGAAGCTTTGGCGTAACCCGCAAGCTGTCCAACGTAACCAAACCCGTCTCCTGCTGCAAGGGTATCGTAAGATTCAAACTTGTTTCTGTAAGACCAGTCTGAAGCTGATTTAATATCATCAACTGCATCGTTAATGACAATATCATATGACCCATTAATACGAGTAGTACCAAGGTCAAGAGTGACTTTTTCAGTATCATTGTATTTGACTCCTGCTTCTTTGAGAAGACCTTTGAACACCGCCTCAACGATGTCTCCAATCATCATGTTCATTACGAATGTAGTTGGGAAGGGCAAGGCCACCTCTGGTTTATTCTTCTCGTACCAAAGCTGGCAAGTAGGGCGACCAACATTTGACATACGCAAACGAAAGTCACCCCTTGTCTTACCACTCCCGAACTGACGAGTAATTGCATCAGCTACATCATCGGCTACCTGCTTTATGGTAGCGTCTGACATAGTGGATGTGCCTTTGACAGCATTCTCCATGTACTGATGCAATGCTAGTTCAGCGGGATGATTCATTATGCCACCTCTTCTTCTTCAAATTCAACATCAATCACACCATCAATGTCTACCTCATCCAAGTCAGCATCGTTCTGGCTCGTTGCCTTCTCAGTGTAGGTATTGATGATGTACTCATTGTAGTTCGTCACCCAAGCCATGAAGTCACCGAAGCGATCCTGATCTTCTTGAGTAAGTTCCAGTGTCTTAGTAACGTCAAGCGTTGTCACTGGCAGGTAGAAGCTACTACCGTTAGGCAGCTTACGTTCTTCTGTAGCTGAAACGATGTTGTGCTGCACTGGCAGACGCTTCATCTTATTGAGTTTAGCAAAGACATTGCCGAACTCTTTGAATGCATCACGGTTCTCAATCTCCCAGATGAATGGTGTAGCATCCACCTCTACAGGATTACCGCTTGCATCAACAGGATCAATCATCTCTACGGTGCCAAGCATTACTCGTACACGCTTGATCTGACGGATTAGTTCCTGTGTCTTCTCAGGTAGTGACTTCCAGTCAGCAATGTAACCAGCAGGCTTACCACAGTTAAAGCCGCCATCATTATCTTTAAGGTCAGTGTTCAGATTGTCTGCCATCACTGTCTTAACATAACGGTTAGGTGATTTACCTGTAGCCATGACGAACTTCTTGTACATGAAACGCTGTAGGTATGGACGCAGCTTAACAGATGAAGCGTAGTAGGTAGGCCCATCTGGAATCTCCAGCTTGTACATACCACCGGAAACAACTTCCATGTTAACACGCTTACCGTTTACTTCAGCCTCACCCATGATTGGTGTGTGGTGAATACGTAGACGAGCCAGTGTGCTTGCAGACTTCTTGCTGCTAGTGCCACCTTCATTAGCGATGCCCATTGCTTTAGCCATAGCTGCGAAATTATTTGTATCAATTGTTGCGATTTCAGTCATGTTTATTAACTCCTTTTCAGTTGTGTAAGATTCATAGTTATATCAGATTACGTCCTTAACGTCAAGCCAATTCGGACCAATCTTCGCCTCTAATAATAGAGGTACGTTGAAGTCAACTCCCCACCGTAATGTGATGAGTTCAGGCAGTGCTTTATTAGTAGCCTCTATGACGTTGATTACCTGCGCTTCTTCGTCAGGGTGTACGTCAATGACAATACTATCATGCACTGAGTTCACTATACATGATTGCATACCCTTTAGCAACTCATCAATATGCAGCAATGCAATAGGTACAATGTCTGCCGTAGCGAATGATTGCACAGGGTAATTCTTAATCTGTGTAAAGTGTGAGACACGCCCGGTAGATTTACGCACCACATCAGGGAACGCAAACTCACGACCACTAGGCGTGGTTATCTTTTGTGTTGTTACAGCCTCTTTAGCCAGTCGGGAATGCCAAGCGGCGACTCCTTTGTACTTGCTGTTGAAGTGTTCGTAGTAGGCTGCTTCTGCTTTTGTTCTACCGTATCCGGTGGCACCGTAGAGTGGGGCGAAGGTATGCGCTTTCGCATCCTGCCTACTCGTAGGCTGACCAGCATCGGTAATAACTTTAGCGGTGTATGCATGTACATCAAAGCCAGTAGATACTTCTTCAATGGCTACCTCATCTTGTGATAAGTAAGCGGCAGCACGAAACTCAAGCTGTGCAAAGTCAGCCTCAAGTACCTTACCGCCATCGAATCGTGACACGAATACTTTCTTTACAGGGAACGTACCGCCACGTGGCATGTTCTGCATGTTAGGATCAGCACCAGAGAAGCGGCCTGTTGATGTGCGATGCTGTAGCAACCGTACATGCAGCAACCCATCTTGCTTGGTGTATGTTCCAATGCCATCAACGAATGATGACAAGTAGGTATCGACAGCAGATAGCCGCCGTACCTTAGACAAGAAGTCAACAGCGTCAGTCATACCTCGTGACTTAGCTGCGGCCTCAAGTACCTCTAGGTTCTGCTTGCTAGTGGAGAAGCCGTTGGCTGATGCCCACTTAGCTGATGGTGGCTTGAACTTTAGCCCCGCCACATCCACAGCATTAGTAAGCAGATAGCCAGCCCCACTACAGGACGTACATTTATTAGTGTTGGCAAATGGTGTTCCATCTTTCTTTACCTTTCTAATGACACCGCTACCATTACAGGCACGGCACTGTTCAGCTACTGTCTTGTATATACGTTCAGTACCACCCGCAATGAGACTGCGGAAGTCTGTATCACTCATGTATGGGTCAATAGCATTACCCCAATATGGCTTGTCAATAACCTTGCGGCTATAGATAACCCAAGACAATTGCTCTGGGCTGTTAAGGTTGATAGGTGTATCACCCATAAGAGTACGAACATGAGACTGCAAGTCAGAGACTAGCTGCTTCTTCTCTTGCTCAAACTCTGTACGCACTTCATCAAGCTTGCTGGTGTCTACAGCAAAGCCACGCTGATAGATAGCAGTCAAGCATTTGGCTACACGATTAGTCAGTCGTGCAGTAGATAGCAAACCAATGTCAGCTACAGTGTTAAGTCTGTACCATAGCTTATCGGATAGCTGCTGGGTAGCATGTAAGTCAGCACTAAGATACTCTGACAACTCAGCGTGAGGAATGTCACGAGTGTTGTAACCCTTCTTGAAATATTCTTTGAGGGTGTCTTGCTTCTTAGTGTCCAACTCATAGCGTTCAGCACAAGCCTCAAGTGACAGTGGTTCTTTGATGCCACGTTGTAGTACATACTCGACAAGCATTGTATCGAACACTGCACCATCATACTTGAAGCCTGACTCCCACAGCCATAGCAAGTCGTGTGCTACGTTGTGGCAGATTAGTAAGGTTGTCTTGTCTAGCCAGTCTTGTACGATGGTATGCCCATCAACATCCGCTGGCACATCACTGTGATCAAACGTGACGATAAGTTCCTCGCCCTGATCAGACAGCATACCAACCATAGTCAGTGAATTGTCTGGCTCAAATGGATCAAGGTGTAGCTTACCATCTCGCTTAGTCGTTGTGTTTTCTACGTCAAGTGTTAGTTTCATATCTGCCCATCCTTACTGTTCCTGTCATGTCTAGTGGTATCTGATAGAATAACTCACCGGACGCTATATATTTATTCGATACCTCAACGGGTGTCAAGTCTTTAATGTCATTTGACTTAAACAATAACGCTGTCGTAAGCATCTTATTCCAGACAAAGAACAACGTAGGTGAATTAAAGAACTTACTCTTGCGTTCTGGTAGCTGCACTGTATCGAATGGGAACTTGTCTGTATCCCATACAGTCTTGACCTCACACTCGACATAGAACTTACCCTTGCTACCTTCGGCAATCAAGTCTTGACCATAGATGTTAGGATTCTCCCATATCTCATAGCCCTTGGTCTGCATGTATTCCATAGTACGGATACGTGCAGGCTTGTCATGCTTACCATGTAACGCTTCACTAAATTGTTTCCTCATCCCTCATACCTCGCAGTCTGATAGTTAAGTTCACAGTTCACCATACCGTGCCAGCCATTCAGCTTGTTCTTAACGATGTTGATGTGACGCAATGGGCTTTCTTCTTCTTGCCCCTCTACGCTAGGTGACTTACCAATCAACACCATCAAGTCAGCTTCAGCAGCCTTACCAGTACGTGAGCCTTCCATCATAGATTGATTAAGCTGCGCACGGCCTTCAGCTTCAGCAGACAACTGTGACATATAGAATACAGCACAGTCGTATGTCTTGGCAATCTGTCGTGCATAGATAGCACAAGCCTTGAGTGCTTCATCAGGTCTTGAGTATGAACCAGCCACACCGAACTTGTCACCCATGTCTAGTACAAGTATGTCAGGCTTGTGTGTCTTACATACGGACTCAACCCATGCCATGTCACGACCACCAGCATCTTTGATCTTGATGTTGTTCATCACTGGTTCGTACTTAGCCTTGGCTGCACTAAGGTTATCACGTACCTCACGTGCTGTCATACCAGCAGCAGCAGTCAGGTATCTAGCACCAACACGGTGGGTAGGTTCCTCATTACATAGGATGATACACTTAGCACCCTGATGTGCAAACCCACCCGGCGATGCAATTAAGCTGGCGTGGAAGGATGTCTTACCAGTGTTAGGTCTAGCACCTACTTCGATAAGCTGACCACCTGACACACCCTCAACCTTACGTGCTACGCTTGGTATATTGAATGTCCACTTGGCTTCCAACTCAGCTTTAGCCATGAGTGTTTCAATGCTGATGTCATCCCACTCAATGTTGAGGTTGGGAATGAAGTCATCACCGTAACGCTCCAGCAGATTGCGTAGCTTCTCAAGGGTAGCGGCATCACCGTTGACCATATCAAAGCCAATGTTAGCAACGTCCTCACCAACAACCTGCTGGAATAGCTTGGACAATACCTCTTGTGCTACGTCACTACCCATAGGCTGCTCACGTTTGATCTGTGCAAACAGGCTTGAGTAGGCTTGCTTCTGTGCTGTAGTCAAGGTGGGATTGTTAGACATGAACAATGCCTCAATCTCATCTGGTGTTACAGTACGCTCGTACCTATCCATAGCTGTGTCGATAGCTTCTTTAATCTTACGAGCATCCTTGCTGAATAATCGCTGTGGGCATTTACTACCACGGTGATCATCGTAGAAGGACTTGTCCATAAGGCTTCTAATGATTGATAATTCCATTTAAGTTCTCCATATCTGTCGGGTTACGATATTTCAAATCGTCAGTCAGTCGTAGTACACGAACATCGTTTACGTGACCACGTAATTCCTTTGCCATCTGCAAAGTCTTAGGTAGCGCATCGGGGTCTAACGCTATAACTGCTGTTGAGAACTGTGCAAGATACCCTTTATGCGACTCTTGCAATGATGTGCCAAGAAGCGCAACCCCGACAAAGGAACCGTAACCAACAACGGCTGCACTCACACAGTCCTCAACAACTACTGCGACATTACCACACCCAGCTGTGTAAGGCAAGCCACTTTTTCCATATCGTTTCCATTTAGGTAGGCGATTACCAAGCGCACGGCCTGTCGCATCTACCATAACTCCATCGTGTATGACAGGGAATACCACACGGCTTTCCTTCACATCATACATCAAACCTAATTCATCTATGTCTAATCCCCATGTGTCACACCACCTGTTCATATACATATTGTCACGGTGTGGTATGATGTAGGTAGGCAACTCAAATGTACTGGTAGCAAACTCCTCTGCACCCTTGAAGCCTGACCGAATGTCATCGACTGTAAGATGTACACGGTTGCCACCCTTGATACCACAAGATGCCTTGTAGCAATTCCACACAAGGGAACCCATATTGTTTGTGACAGTAAACGTCTTAGCACCACCACAGTTAGGGCAGTCCATGCGTTTCGTGTGTCCGTTAGGTACATCTATATCACTTATAATGTTATATATACTCATATGTAATACTCACTTTCGTTGTCGGCAGTTAAGTGCTTTTACCATGTGATTTCCTCATTGTCAATGCAGAATTTGCAGATGAGTAGGTATTTTTCATGTAAGGTTTAACTGACTGTGGGTTACTGTGTCCTGTAACCGACATGATTTGTCCCATAGGAACACCAGCTTCAACCATCTGTGTCGTACCAGTGCGGCGTAAGTCCATCAGCCTTAATTCTTCAGCCAGCCCAGCTTGCCGCATGACAGCCCTTCCAGCTTTAGATAGTCTCTGCATACTGTAAGGGTGGTACTCGCCCTGTACAGGCGTTGTACGGGGAACAACGTACTGTTGAAAGCCAAAGTCTTGCTCTTGCTGTGTCAACATCTCAAGCAAGTCATCTTCGATGGGTAGAGTTACGTCTGCCCTACGCTTAGACTGCTCAAGATATAGCTTACGTTCAGCCAAGTCGATGTTATCCCATGTCAGTAACCGCATGTCACCTAGTCGCTGGCACCAATCATATGCCATGTGTACTATCAAGCCAAGGCTACGCCACTGAAACTCACTGTATGCAGTGTCAAGGAAGTGACGCACATCATCTTCTGTCCACACAACCTTGCGTTGTGGTGGTGTCTTACGTCTGACACTAGCGAATGGATTGACAGCGGTGTACTCCATGTCAATGGCATGACGATACACGATGGATGACACAGTGCAGATGTGGTTGGCGAAGCTGATGCCCCGCACAACCCACTCTTCATAGGCATGTTTAGCTTGTTTGCTAGTGAGTTTCTTATACTCAACATCACCAAATTTGTCACACATTATGCCCAAGAAATATTGATAGTCTTTCTTAGACTTGTCTCGTAACATACTGTAATCATTGGAAGTATAGTACTTGTCAACTAGTTGCTGCACTGTCTTCACAGGTTCATCTCCTTCTTATATTTAAGAAGCATTGCATCCCTTTTGTCTGCCAAGTCCTGCCAAAACTGCTTCTCAATTTCCTTGCCTACGTATTCAAGATTAGTCCAGTGTTCTAATCCCTCACGCCAATCGGACTCATCATAGTCTGTCCATTCGGAAGACCTATCCCGATTGATTTCGGTGAGTATCTCACTGAGTGTCCAGTAAGATACCTTTTCGTTGTTATCGTGGTCTATGATAATGTGACGTGTCATGCTGCTAACAACTCCTTGAACTGCTTGCTTTCAATCCAACGTGATACCTTCTCTTCACGCTCCCACATATTCTTTGCTGCTGTATCCTTGCCAGTGTTACGCAACTTGAAACCGTTACGCTCATCAGCATAGCTTGCATAGTTTGTGAAGGCAGAGTACAGAGCAAAGGCATTGTTACCACGAACACCAGCCTCTTGATTGTACAACTGGAACAATCCATCAGACTTGCCCTTGTCAAGTGATTCAAGCATAGCTTTCACATCACCAACATACAGACTCTTGTTAGCCCATGCTTGTATCTGCTTGTGATAGTCAGTGAAATCATCATTAGCTTTGCCCAGCTTTTGAATGAACCTGTCAAGGCTAAAGCCACTAGTGTTCTTACGGCGTACCTTGTCATGCTCACCACGCACCATGCCATTGGTACAGAAGAAGTCAATAGCCCCAAACAGTACAGTGTTAGAGCATGTACCATCAACACCATGCAAAGCAATGATACGCTGTGCAATCTCAGTCTCATGCTTTGGTGTGACGATAGTGTGCTTCATGTTAGGCAGGGTCATGTCCATCATAGCCCAGCCATTGTTATGAGCATCACGCCAGACAATACTAGCATCAGCATACTCATCATCAGTCAGGTGATTCGTGACAGCATCCATTACATCACGGAAGAAGTCACCATGTGAGGCACACTTAAAGTCTTTGCCAACGATGGCGATAGGTTCGCCAGTGTTACCGTCAATGACATACTTCTTGTCAGCTACACGAGTAGGCTCAAAGGTTACATCAAAGTCTAAGTTCTCAGGGATATATTCTAGCATATGTATTCTCCTTCATTGTTAATAAGTGTATAGTTATACACCCTTACTATATAGTTTGTCAAGGTGTTTTACCAATTCATTGTAGCCCCCAATGTGTATACCGTCACGCCATATCTGTGGCACTGTAGTGTATCCACGCCTACGCAGGAACCGCTTGAGCCTAGGGTTGAGTGACCTGTACTTATAGGGGATGTCTAAGTCCTCTAGTCTGGCACAGGCCAACTCACAATAGACACAGCTATGCTGTCCTATTATCTGGTATTGACTAGTCATCTAAGCAGAACTCCCGCCGGACTGAATCAGCCTTGCGTTCTAGTTCATGGAAGGTGTCACAGTATATGTAACGTACACCACCCTCATACAAGCCTTGCCGTGCCATGTCCTGTGCTACACTTTCCAACTCTTTCACTAGAGCCAGTAAGGATGCAGGCACTTGGTCTGCTAACTGCCTGCGCTTCTTCTTCTCAGCAGCGTGTTGCTTTTCCCAATAAGCCCTACGTTCTTTGTCTGTCATGTTCTCATACTTTTTAGCCATCGTTGTACTCCTTCTGGAACTCAGTCCATGCGGCATAAAATACCTCGTTGAAACTGTGGTAGTTGGCATCCTCAAAGGCAGCAGATGCAACCTCAAAGATGTCTTGCCCACTCCACTTGACTGCTTGGGATAACTGTATCCCTTTGATTTCATTACTATTCATTACAATTCTCCCAATACCATGTCTTGAACTTATGGAAAGCTAGTAGCTTGTATGCTTCTAGGTCTAGCGTTTCCCAATCGTTGAGGTCAATACCACACACATCGTGGGTGTTCTCCATCTCAGCATCTAGCATCACCATCAAGGCGTTAGCCTCTGTGCGTGTCAGTTGTATCCATATTGTGTCTGTTTTAGCCATCGTAATCATCTCCTTTGTCACGCAGTTCTAGTGTGTTTACATCAGTATCATCACCAATGTAGGAATAGTCGTAGTGCGGTAGGTTGAATAAGGCAACAGTGCCGTCATCATTACGCACATAGTCGTCTTCATCATGGTCATATACATACATAGGCATATCCCATACACCTACTGTGTATGCTTTGTCGGGGTCAAAGTTAATCATCGTCAATCTCCTTTACAGCAGTTGGTCAGTACCATCAACGCCCATCAGGTTCATCACATCCCTAGTCAGGCTGTCAATCAATTCATAAACATCATTGACAGGCCAATACTCTAGCGGTTCCCATGCATTGTCTTCAAAAAACTTATCCAGTTTTTCTTCAGGCCAGTCTGCCCAATCATCAGGCAGGTGTTGGCATAGGAAATGCCCAGACAGTCTAGCAAATATCTGTTGTTCAGTCATCTTCATTCTCCTTTACCACTCCACAGGATAGAACACTTCTACCATGCTGTCACACTTAGGGCAAGTCAGTATCGTGACCATGCTAAACTCATCACCACGATGGTCATCAGGGTTGATATCATGGTCATTACCCCAGATTAGTTCTGTGTCTTTACAGTGCCAGCAGTTCATGTGTAAGTACCCCCTTCATCACGTTCATGTAAGTCATCTACATCTATGCCATCACAGATGTATGAGTAGTCATAGTTTGGTATGTCGAACAGCTTGATGCTGCCATCGTCATTACGAACATAGTCATCTGCGTCATCATCCCATACAGCTATAGTCATATCCCATACGAGTGTGCCATAGGTTTTGTTTGGGTCAATCATCATCAATCTCCTATTGATATTCGTAGTTGTAATTATACTCAGCATCTAACGAGTGCCACGCCTGTTCATAAGCATAGTCCCAATTAGTATGATAGCCTGTAGCTATGTCATCATCGGCAATACACTTAGCCCAATGCTCAAGACTAGGCTCATGGTCAAGTGGTAGTTCTTCCATTGTCATCAATCTCCTTATCCATAGGCCAGTCAGTCGTGCCTTCCATAGCTGACACGACACGAGGGTTAGTGCCACCGACTAGGTTGACTACCTCACGCATTGCTGCCTGTTCAGCCTCATCAAAATCATCAGCTAATACAACCACCTCACGTTGTACACTTACTGATACACATACTGTGTACTTACCTCTAGCAGACATATTAATTCTCCATTGCATAAGTTAATAGGGTAGGCAGTTTTTGCACATGCCTAGGTGGTCTGTCACACCAATGGTGTGGGGGTTGCACACTGACCATTTACACGCATCTTCCACCCCAAAGTCACGTGACCCTGTGTTTATACTGTTAGGCCTTCAGTTCGCATGGCTAGGCAGTTTACTAGTAGTACTATCGTACTGAAACTTCACCTAGCTACGCTTCCCTAGTGAGTCCTTCTTATTCAGACTGTCACTACACTAGAGTATATTTATACAGTATCAAACTCTTTGATGAAATTAAACTCAAGTTCAGCATCAGGATGTAACACCTGTGCCATGTCAAAGCAGGTATTGACTGCATCTTCCCATGTTGCATTGTCTCTGAGCATGGACGTATCCACACTCAGAGTTGCTGTTTCACCACCTACGGTCATTCCAACGTGCCATGTTGTCATGTTAAGCCACCTTCCGTGCTTTGCCACGACCCTGACGAGCAAGGTCACGCAGATTGCCTACCTCATACGAGCCAAGCTTGATACCGATAGGGGTATCTGACTTAGCACGGATGGCTGCACCCAGTTGCTTGTGCATAGTGTCGAGCAGCTTGCCAGCAATAGCTTGTGCATCATACTGCAGATAGCCACCGCTTTCAGCTTTGACCTGACGAGATAGTGATAGCACCTCTTTGTATAACTTGTAGCGGCCTAGTTTAACGCCGTGATACTTAGCATACAATGCCTCTACCTTAGACAGCTTTGCTTCTACCTGTGGTGATGCAAGCACCTGTCCTGTCATACCTGTTGAACGCTGGTGAAATGTTACAGTTTTGATAGCCATGATATAATCTCCTTTAGTTGGTTTTTGTGTTAGTAGTCGGGGTTAGTCCAACATTGGACTTAATATGTCTTATGACATACTTGGCACGATTGATAAACTGTCGTGCTTGTTCTTGGTCATATGACATAACGTGTTGTGCATCAGACAGGATGGACATAGCCAGCATACAAGGCATATCTTCATGCAGCATATCTTCCATGTCTAGCTGTGACAGGCCATACATACTCATGTAACGCTTGTCTGTCTCTGTCTGTGCTACTTCATTCCAAGTTAAGTTACCCATACATTTTCTCCTGTACTGTATGTTTAGCCATACGCATTGCCTTGCGGTTACGCTTCCAATCATCACGCTTTGCTTTGCGGGGTTTCGCTTTGAGTGACTTCATTTTCTCGACTTTTATTTGCATTGTCTTTGTCCTTATTACGATTGTACTTGGTTTTATCTGGCACAGCTTGTGTCCTGCGGCGTGACTGTGCCACTGCCTTCGCCACAGGGTTGATAGGTTTAATCCGCATTGTTAAACTCCTTAGTCCAACATTGGACTTGTCTAGTATATCTAAGTAAATATATTACTTTCACTAAAGTATCAAGTAATATTTTACATAAGATATACATAAGAAGTTTAGAACCGTCCATCAGTGTCGATTACAAACCCACTGTCATCGTGCTTGGCTCTGCCTTTGGCAATCAAGCCAACGACTACACCCTTCGGGTCAAGGAATCGTAGGTCATCCTTATCGCCATCAATTACCTGCAAGCCACGGAATGTCTCAGGCAGCTTGTTACGGAATACAACCGCCATGTTTACACCTGTCTTGACCACAGCCATGACCACCTCATCAGCATACTTCATATCAGCTTCGCTGTATGACAAGGTGATGTGATAGTTATCCGGCAATTCCTGATAAGCACGTTTGATTACCTTTGTGTAATCATAGAATTGTGCATCAGGATAGAGTGGTGCCAGCTTCATAGCGTCACCCTTGTCATCTGTACCACCTAGACGGATACACGGCTTGATGCCATTCTTTAGTTGGCGGCGAATGAATGTCTCAATGTCTTTGTTCAAGGCATCATAGAAGCCAATGGCATCAGACAAGAGCCACATGGTCTTGCGTTCACGACCACGCTGCACTGTACTCATAGCACCACGCCCTGCTGTAAACAGGCAACCTTCATGGCACTTGGCTGTCTCAGCCATAGCACATAGGTTATGCACCTTGCCTTTGAACATGGTCTTGAATGGCTTGAGATAGCGAATAGCTGTCATGTATTCAGAACCATCACCCTTGATTGTCTTCGCATTATTGCCAACGCCTAAGATTTGGTAAGTCATATCATTTACTCCGTAAAAGGTGGTTCCATTGGGAACGTAGTTATAATTTCAAAGTCATCAGTCATCCAGCGTATATCACCTGTCTGGATGGATTGCAAGCGCAGTGACCCACTAGGCCATGCTGGTGTTCTGTCTGGCAAAGCCAACACCTGCCACAATTTACCATGCTCATTGACACGATTCTTGCCGTGTCTAGTCTTGCCTTGCAAGATAATAATCTTATCTGTTTGCATTTTTCTTTTCCACTTCGTGAATACATGCTTGCAAATAGCCCCAATGCCTAGGGCAATCCGGTGGATCACCCTCAAATGACATGACGGATGCTTCAGCATCATATATGTTGTAATCAATGTCACGCCTTGCCATTTGATAGCCTTCATCATAATCGGCAAAGTAAAAGGTTTCAGCATGACAAAAACCGCAATAATAGTCATCTGCACTATCCACATAGAACAGGTCAATGTGAGTATACGGCGTATCACAACAAGCACATTTTCTAGCCATATTCAAACTCCGTTTGGTTAAGTCCAACATTGGACTAGTTAAGTGTTATATAAGTAATACATACTTCACTAAAGTATCAGTATGTATTACGTTATACACTAAAGCAATTCAGCTAGTATATCCAAGGCAGCTTGCTTGTCAATAGCCTTTTTGTATTCAGCTAAACAAGCATCAGCTTGTCCTGTATGATATACGGACAACGCTTGGTCATCCATCTGCTCATCATGTATGACAATTCCAGAGAATTGTGAACGCACCACCTTGTGACGGCCTAGGTCAATGATTGCACCACGTTTAGCCATGTGATTATTCCCCTTGTGTAGCAAATGAAAGGATGAAGCCAACCATTGACAAGGCAGAGAAACCAAGCGCAAGGGCTGATGCAGTTTCGTGACCGCCATACATAAGCACAAAGGAAACGAAAAACCATAGGATTGCCATGCCAAGGCCAATGAGCATAAGTGTAAGTGTTTGTGACATATCATTTACTCCGTAAATTGAAAGGTTAGAGTGACAGCTTACGCTGCCACCTTTGTTTCGTCAAGCATTTCCAACTGCTCTTTAAGAGCAAGCATGAAATCTTTAATGGCAATGCCATTCATCTCACATTGTACCAAGGCATCCAAGGCAATGTCGCTTGGTGACTTTGGATCAGCCTTATCAGCTTCGCTGTCTAGTCCAACATTGGACTTGTCTTCAGCTTCGCTGCCAGTAGGTGTCTCTGTATCAGCCTTCGGCTTTGGGGCAGCCTTTGGCTTCATAGCAGCTTGTAAAGCTGTAAGGCTAGTGAAACCCTTTTTGCTGTTAGCAATGAAGTCACGGCAAGCTGTCTCATTCTGTACAAACCACATGGCTTCGCTTCTACGCCGTTTGTCGATACCAGCAATGCCGCAGTCTTTCAGCCTTGCTGAAGCGATACGATCA